TTCTGGCCGACATCATCCGGATGGTAAACGACTCGGCCCAGGAGTTCGGGCTGAAGGACCCCATCCGGGAGAACTAGTCCTGACGCCAGAGCTCCCGGAGGAGGACAAGCGATGAGGTACGTACACCGCTGGATGGTCGGTGACTGGAACTTCTACCAGATCGAGGACCACGGGTCCGGCGGCCCGAGCAAGGACAAGCCTCTGTTCGGATTCACCACGATGCCCGAGGAGTGGCGCGACAACGGCGAAGTCAAGATGGGCGAGTTCTACAACTCACTGGAGCACGCGATGGCCGCCGCCATCGCGGAGAAGTACACCGGGCCGCGCGGCGCTCGCGGCTCCAGGGTCGGCACGGCCGCCGACTGGTTCATGCGGATGATCGGCGCGGACCAGCTTGTGGCCGCCGAGGACCGCGAGACCCAGAGCACGCTCCAGGAAGTGCTCCACGACTGACACTGCAACGTCAAGAAGCGCCCCGACCACCCGGTCGGGGCGCTTCTGTCTGTCCCTCCCTGGGTAGACCATGGATGTGGAGGTGGTGCGCCATGGTGAGCGACGCCGGGGGCCGCAAGGGGTACGTCAAGAAGTCCCGCCAGCGTGTCTACAAGGCTCTGAGGCGCAAGGGCGCCAGCAAGAGCAAGGCGGCCAGGATCGCCAACGCAGGAGTCAGCCATGCCCAGCGCTCCCGGATGTCGCGTAAGGCCGCCCGAACCCGGCGATCAAAGCGTGGCGCCGGGGCATGAAGCTCTTGCTGTAAAGTGACAGGCCAGGAGGGGGAGGTATCTATGGCTGAACACTCACAGAACGGGTGGCTCGTCGTCGGCAAGAGCGCGTGCGACCAGGGGCCGTTCCAGGGCGCTCTGTTCCCGAACGGGATCCTCGCCGGTGACGTCACCGTCATCGCTCGCTGGCAACTCGCCCGGTACGCGCGCGAGGTGGAGCCGGTGGTTCCCGGTACGTGCTGGGGATGGTTCGTCAAGCCGATCGAGGGCACTGCCACGATCAGCAACCACGCCAGCGCCACGGCCTGGGACATCAACGCTGACCAGCACAACATGGGTGACCAGGCCAGCAAGAGCATGAGCTCCTCCCAGATCGCCGCGTGCAGGGCGATCGTGGCCGACTCGCACGGCACGCTGCGCTGGGGAGGCATGTACACCGGGCGGCCGGACCCGATGCACTGGGAGATCATCGGAACCCCTGCCCAGGTTGCCGCGTTCGCGGAGATCATTCGATCCGGAGGAGACAACATGCTGGTCAAGAAGGGTGACACGGGGGAGGGGGTCAAGTTCTGGCAGTACGTTCTGCTGGACCTGGGCTACTCCAAGGTCGTGATAGACGGGGTGTACGGGCCGGTCATGGAAGCGGCAGTCAACGACTACCGTCACAAAACCGCCAACGCTAACGCAACGACGGCGATCAGCGGCTGGACGGCCTGGTCGCTGCTGACCACCGTGATGGTCAAGAGGGCCGGGAAGAACGGGGCACCGGGTACCCCAGGCAAGGACGGGGCGCCGGGTGCTCCGGGCAAGGACGGCACGCTGACCGGCGCGCTGACCGTGACCGGCGGGACCCTCACGGTCCGGGCCGGGTAGGGGGAGACTATGCAGACCAAGATCCTCGGCCGGGAACCGGCCCTCATCATCGGCTTTGTGGCTGCCGTCATGGCTGTGCTGGCCGGGCTCAACCTCCCCGGTCTCAGCGCCGGTGCGAGCGTGGCCATCGTTGCCGCGATCGGCGCGCTGATCACGGCGCTGACGACCAGGCCGGTGGCGCCGTCGCTGTTCGTCGGCGCGTTCGTCGCGGTAGCGGCTGTGCTGGCGGAGTATCACTACCACCTGAGTGACGGCCTGATCTCCGGCGCCAGCGGCCTGATCCTGGCAGCGTTCGCACTGTTCGCTGTCCGGCCCCAGGTGACTCCGTCCACCGGAGTCGTCCGGTAGAGTCGGCATCGACTGCTGGCAGTCGAGCCCCGGACCTGGTTCAGGTCCGGGGCTCGACTGTCTGCTCAGGCGGTCAGAACCAGCCCTTGGTGTCCTTTTTCTTGACCGGCTTCACCGGCTTGGCCTCCAGCTTCGGCGTGGACTTCTTCTTGCTCCACGGCAGATGAAGCCAGGCGCCACCCTTGCCCTGATAGACCACTTCGTACCGGGCAGGCTTCCGGCCGCTACCTCCTCCGGCGCTGGGCATGTCTTTTTCCATGATCTGTGACCCTTCATCTCGGTTGCATGTCTACCTTACAGCCATGACGTCTAAGTATCAACCTCGTGACCGGCGGCGCCGCTCGATCAGACCGGCCAGATGCCAGCGCACCGGTTCGACGACGTACCAGCGGAACCAGCTCACGGTGTGCCTACCTTCGCGACCACCCGGCCCTCCCGCTTGCTGTACAAGGGCTCAGACCCGCTGAAGCCGGGCAGTTTCCACACCAGGTAGACGAAGTCTCTGCGCCACCACGGGACTCCCCGGCCGGGGCCGGTCCCGCGAATCACGATCCCGGCTTACTGCCGCGCTTCGGCTTCTGAGTGGTCGGCCGGGGTGCCGTCTTGGGTGGCTTGACCGGGCGCGGCGTGTTCTTGGACATCAGGACACCTCCTCCGGCGTCCAGTTGCGCCTGATCCGGCTTGCCGGAGCTCCGTGGAACAACTCCCTGACCCAGGCCGGTGCTTCGGATACGGGCCTCAATCCGTTGACAGACCAGAGCCGGTTGTCCTGGTTCAGGCCAGGCGTGCCGTCCTTCTTGAGCACCAGCCCGAAGACGGTGATGCCCCGGGTAACTCCGTCCACGATCCGGACCCGGACCGCGTGCACCCGGATGATGCGGTCGTATCTGTGCCACCGTTCGGTGATGTCCAGGTCCGGGCCGCCGATGATCTCGATGTTGATCTCCCGGACAGTGACGTCACTCTTGACGTTCGCCTGCATTCCCGCTCCCCTTTCGGTTGTCCTGTTGCCAACATAGCAGTCATGGCGGTAAGGTACAACCTGACAACGAACAAGGGGAGCGGGAATGCCGAAGCTGGTCGTACACCACAACGAGGATCCGGGGATCTCCATCGTGCTGGAGGAGGTGAAGCCGGGATCGCCCGCTACCCGGGGCGCCGGTGCTCGCGCTCAGGGGTTCCACGGCACCTGCACCGAGTGCGGTTTCATCATGCACCGGTGGCGCCGGGACCCGGCTTTCACATCGGCGATGGAGCACATCGCGAGACACGAGAGCGGCCTGTGAACCAGAACAGTCCGGGACCGAACCGGGTGGAGACACGCAACGTGATGAACGGGCGAGATCAAGATACACCTTCGGTACCCCGGATCCTGGCAACGGCGGTATGGGCCTCCGTGGTCGTCTCGGCCACCCTGTGGGTCTTCTGGGGGATCACCACCTGGCGTGAGACGGCGGGAACCGCTCTCGGCCTGCTGGCGTCGGCCACCCTGCTGCGGAGGGCGTCGTCGATGGTGGTCGCCCGGGGAGAGGCGAGGCTGTCCAGAGTGCTGGCGCGTGCGGCCGACACGGGGACCTGGCTCTCCAGATGGGACCCGGCTGTGTCCCTGAGCGTGCGCTGGGACTACCTGGAGTGCGCTTTCTACCTGTCGGGATGGATTTCGGACAACTGGCAGATAGAGGGGGAGCTGAGATGGTCGGGAGAGGAGGCGCTGTGCCGGTTGATCCGCGAGGTGGAGATGGACGGGCTCAAGCCGACCGACACGTCCGGCACGCGGGCCGTCAAGGACCGGCTGGGCCTGCTGTGAGGCGGCGCCCGCTGACCGGCATGGAGGTAGGTGCGATCCTGGGCGTAGTGGCGCTGCTGGTGACGTGCTGCCTGGGCCTGGGTGCGCTGGACCTGCTCCGGGATCCGGTTCCGGTACAGCCGTGGAGACCGGCGCCTACCGCGTCGTACTGACCCTGGGGGGACCTGTTTCTGAGGTCCCCCCATCTTCTGGTTGAACCTTGAAGCCATGCCTGGTAAGCTGACGGAACACCCGATCGAGAGGAACACAGCGATGAGTAGCACGAACCAGTACGACCCGGGCAACCCCAGCCACAAGATCACGTGCACACGGACCAAGTGCGCCGAGCTGGAGCGGGCGCCGCACCCGGCTGGCCTGCACCTGGACCAGCGCTCGGAGTTCTACGACGGACCGGGCTCGCAACTGGCAGCCACGTCGATGTACGTCCGGGACAGTGCCCGGAAGATCATCAGCGATGCACCGGCACTTACGCCCGAGGTGGTAGATCTCCTCACCTACATCGGCTTCCTGGAGGACCAGGCAACCCACGCCCGAGTGGACCGGGACCGGGGCATCCGCGAGGCCAGCGCCAGGGCCTTGGACTGTGACGCTCACGGGGAGGTCATCAAGTCCCTGGAGGACCAGGTCCACGCGTTCCATGAGAACTGGGCGCGCAGCGAGGCCGGGCGGCTGGCCGTGCTGGGCTTCCTGTTCACGGTAGACCAGTTCCTGGAGGGCACCGTCCGGCCGGATCTCACGGTGGCCCGGATCGTGGCCTCGCTGCGGGACATGGCCAAGAAGACCCACGCGGCACATGACCGGGCGTGGAAGCGATGAGCGCCGGATATCTGCGCAAGTGCTCAGGCAAGATCCAGCACCTGACACGGGCAGAGGCAGAGGTTCACCGGGGACGCATGGTCGCGTCCGGCAAATGGCAGATGAGGACCAGCAACACCTACCGGTGCACTCAGTGCGGCAACTTCCACGCCGGGCGCACGGGGGCGAGCAACCGGGGCAGGAGGTAGTGGTGGGTGAGACATCAAGCGGGGGGACCTCCTCAGAGGTCCCCCCAGGGTGCGCGTGATGGTGTCCGGGTCAGCTTCCAGCCGGTGGTCACGACAGCATGGGCACGGCTATCCACGGCGCAAGAACATGAAGGTCGCTCACCTGACCTGGTGGCGCGCCGCCTGGCACGCGTTCCGGGTGAACTGGCAGACCGGGGAGCGGCGAGACGGGCTCAAGCCGTACGCGTGCCAGTGGGGTGAGAACTACCGCGACGGACAGACGGCTACCCGGCACTGGCACGTAGGCCACTCGGGCAGGGACGACATGTGGGGGTACTGATGGGCCGGACATCGATCGGGGGGACCTCTGAGGAGGTCCCCCCGGGTACAGGTATGCGCTGCTCAGGATCGGTGAGTGGGCATGCTCAGAACGACGCCAGAGTTAAACCTTGGTTGAGGTGTCTGGCCATGGGACAGAAACCGGTCCATGAAATCGCGGAGGACTCGGCCGGGGCGGTGGACACACGCCGCCCCGGCGCTTGCCGTGGAACCGGCGGCAGATCAGGCAGAACCAGCCGGGCACCTGTCTACCTCCCCGTAGGACACGGGCGGCGCGGGTTGTGGAACCGGCGACAGACGAGGCAGAACCAGCGGGAAGCAGTTGTCATGAGATTAAGTCTACCTATTGACACATTCCTAGGGGTACGTGGTACACGCGCACGCGCGCGGCTTGCCTGCCTGAGTCGGACAGAGATTCGGATAAAGATTGTCGCCAGGCCTATTGACACATTCCTAGGGGTACGTGGTAGCAGTCGAGCAAAGATTGTCGCCAGGTCTATTGACACATTCCTAGGGGTACGTGGTACACGCGCACGCGCGCGGCTTGCCTGCTTCCGGGGGGAAGCGGGGGGAGTGATGGGACCCTCAACACCTACGCACGTTGAAACTTTTTCTTTGTCTTGGAGGCGCGTGCACGCGTAAAGGGTGGTGGTGTTGAGGGTCCCATCAGTCCCCCCGCTCTCCCCGGCCTGAGATGGGGGTGCCATTGGCGTACGATAGGCGCCATGACCTTGATGACCGTTGTGACCCAGGACGACGTGCGCACCCTCCTGCACGTCTACAAGCCTGGGACGGCCGAACCGTCAACCGTGCTGTACGCCAGATACACCCGGATCATGGAGCAGGCCGGGCGGCCGGTGGCATCCCGTAATGCTCTGGGGCGCGCCCTCACCCTCTACGGCTGTGTCCGGCACCGGAACCGTCATCGGTCCGGTGGCAAGCAGACCGAGGTGAACGGCTGGGTCATCCCCGGGGCGTCGTACGAGGACAACCAGGAGAACCAGGTCCGAGCGCTGCTCCAGGTGTCCGGCCCGGGGTTCCATCGAGTCGACGAGGTCTATGAGCGGTATTGCGCCATGGGCCGAGACGCTGGCTGGCGCAATACGCTGAGCAAGAACGGGCTCTCCCGGCGTCTCCGGGCACTCGGGCGCCCTCAGTTGACCGAGAAAGGGAGCCGGTGCTGGTTCTTCAGCTAGACCTGACACTCACGCGTCAAGTGGCACCAGGGCCGAGATGTCCACCCGCACCGTAGGATGAGGCCATGACGGACCCGGTACTCCTCGTGATCTACGCGCTGGCTGTGGCGCGCGTGACCGGGCTGATTGTCAGCGACACCATTACCGAGGACGCGCGAGACGCGCTGATCAAGCGGCTGGACGACCGGCCCCGCACCCTGGGCGCGTTCGTCATCGGCGTAATCGAGTGCCCTTGGTGCGCCGGTATGTGGGTCGCTCTCGCCGCCTCCCCCCTGGCCTGGTTCTTCGGTCACTCGCCCGTCATGCTGATACCCGCCATCGCCCTGGCCTTCTCCCAGGTCACCGGCATGATCTCGAACCTGGGGAGGTAGCCCGTGGCCCTACGGCGGCAGCGCAGCACCGTCATCACCAAGCCCGACTTCGAGTACCCCGAACGCACTGCCCTGGCCGGTGCTACCGCCGTGGTCGACCTGGGCGAGTCCAGCTCCTGGCGCACTTGGAAGTTCGGCAACCGGGACTGGCAGACCGAAGCGTGGCGCCTCTACGACATCGTGCCCGAGCACCACTTCCTGACCGGCCGCATCGGTGACAGCGTCGCCCAGGCCCGGCTGTACGTGACCGAGGTGGACGCGACCGGCGAGGAGACCGGCGAGGTGGATGACGAAGCCATTCGCCGTCTTGCCGCTGTCCCGCTGGGTACCGGCAGCCAGCGCGACGACTGCTTGCGGCTGGCTGGTATCGACCTGGCCGTAGGCGGGGAGTGCTGGATCGTCGGTGAGGGCGCGGCCACCAACCCCGAGAAGGCCGAAGGATCCTGGTTCGTGGTCACCGGCGCCGCACTCGGCCGGGTCGGCAACGATGTCACCGTGCGCCGCCCTCAGCAGCGCGGCGGCTCGAAGCTGGTGCTCGCAGACGGTGTGGACATCTTAATCCGGTGCTGGCGACCGCACCCGAACGACACCGATCAGGCCGACAGCTTCACCCGGTCAGCCATCGTGCCGTTGCGCGAGATAGAGCTGCTGACCAAGCGCGAGTTCGCCGAACTGGACAGCCGCCTGACCGGCGCCGGTCTGATGTTCCTCCCCGAGGGCGTGGACTTTCCCCGGGGCGTGGACGACCCGGCTGGCCTGACCGGCTTCATGGCCTACATGCAACGCGTCGTGGCCGCGTCGATGCAGGACCAGAGCACGGCCAGCGCGATGGTCCCGATCATGGCGACGATCCCTGATCACCTGCTGGAGCACATCGACAAGATCAAGCCGATGACCTTCTGGAGCGAGCTCTCCGCCGAGATCACGCCGATGAAGGACAAGGCCATCGATCGCCTGGGCGCGTCGGCCGAGATCCCGGCGGACGTCATGTCCAAGATCGGCGACACCAACCACTGGTCCGGCTGGCTGATCACCGAGGAGGGCATCCGGTGGATTCAGGGTTACCTGGGTCTGATCGCCGACGCACTGACCCGGGGCTTCCTGCGGCCCGCGCTGGCTTCGATGGGCGTCGCCGACCCGGAGAAGTACGCATTCGCGTTCAACACCTCGGCACTCGCCGCCCGGCCCAACCGCCTGGACGAGGCGCTCCAGCTCCATGACCGGTTCCTGATCAGCGACGAGGAGGCCGTCAAGGCGGGCGCCTTCTCCCCGGAACAGATGCCGACCGTTCAGGAACGGGCCGCTCAGATCCTCCTGAAGCTCGTGACGGCCCAGCCTGACCTGATCCTGGACCCGGCCGTGCAAACGGCTCTGGGGCTGCCTCAGGTGCGTTCCGTGGGTCTTCCGGCGACTGCCGACCAGAACACCGACGGCCAGGATCCGGGGGGACCGTCGAACGGTCCCCCCAACAACGGGGATGCGCCGGACGATGCTGGGTCGGCGCGTGCCATCACGGCGGCGCTCGACAACCGGATCATGGCCCTGGCCGCCGCGCCGCTCACACCCGAGCGGGTCTTCAACTCGGCAGCCAAGTTGCTGGTCCTGCGCGCCCTGGAGCTGGCCGGAGGGCGCCTGGCCACCCCGGCGGAGCGGCGCGGCCGGTGGCACGACGTGCCCCGTCATGAGCTGCATGCCAAAGTGGGCCGGGTGACGCCGGACAAGGCGGCCCAGGTCACTGACGGGGCGTGGACCCATGTCGCCCTGGTGGCGTCAGACCTGGGGGTGGATCCGGGTGACCTGCACCGGTTGCTCTCCGGATACGTCAATGAGCTGCTGACCCGGGGAATGCCGCACCACGACGACCTGCTCTTCGCAGCGCTGAGCATCGCAAACCGTGGCAACGGGCTGGTGGCAGCGTGACCCTCAGCTTCCCCACAATCCTGGCCGGTACTGCTCTGGCGCTGCTGTCGATCGTCTATCTCGCGCTGGAGGTGTCATGGTGACCAGCGAAAACACCCCAGTGGGGGGACCTCCAGCACGGTCCCCCCAGGCTCCGGAGTGGGCACACCGGTTGCTGACGTCGTACCTGAACGGCCTGCCGCTGGACTTCCGGGGACTGAGGCTGCCGCCTGACATCAAGGCCCGCCTGGATAACGCGTATGACTCCGGCGTGCTGAAGGGCGGAGTTCCCAGGAGGGTCCAGGACGTCTTGATCCAGGCGAACCACAAGTTGAGGGGACCTGTGGAGGAGACCCCCCGGCACTGCTGGAAGTCCGGCCCGCACATGTGCGGGGACATCTGGACCGATCACAACTACGTGAGCGAGCAACTGTGACCGGCCCGGCGTGGGACGGGCAGGGCACCGACCCGTGGCTACCGCAGCGACTGAACGCGCTGATCGAGGCTGCCGAGGTGGAGCGCTCGATCCGGCGTGCGGTCTGGGCGGCACTGTCGGACTGGATGGTGCGAGCGGCGCGCCGGGTGCTGCGCGGCAGTGCGCCGCCGGACATCGACGCTATTCACGCTCTCGCTCCCCTGTGGCGCGATGCGGTCGGCCTGATCGTGCAGGGCGAGATCAAGGACGCGGTAGGCCGTTCGTACGTCCGGCTGCTGGGTGAGGAGTTCGCCTGGGACCGGCGCCCGTTCGTCACGCACTACCTCGCTGAGGCGCGCAACCGTCTGGTGCGTATCCCGGACGAGGTCTACGGGCTCGCTGCTGGACAGATCAGCCACGGTGTAAACCTGGGCGAGGGCATTCCGAAGCTGACTGCCAGAGTTGACGACGTCCTGTCAACGACCGAATCGGAGCGCTGGCCGAACCGGGCGACCACGATCGCCCGGACCGAGACGATCGGCGCACTGTCCGCCGGACGCCACGATGCCTTCCTGGCGTTCGCCGCCGAGGACCCGGACACCGAGTATGAGCACCTCTGGCTGGCGACCGAGGACGGCCGGACCCGGCCGCACCACCGGGATGCGGACGGCCAGCGGGTGCCGCTCGATCAGCCGTTCATCGTCGGTGGTTTCGAGTTGCGCTTTCCGGGCGACCCTCTCGGACCAGCACAAGAAGTGATCAACTGCCGATGCGCGTCTCTTTTACTCGAAAAGGGCGAATCGGTGGATGTGACTGACCGGCAGATGAGGTCACGCCGATGACCCTCAAAGACGTGCTTGACGTGGCCACGGTCGCCACTCTCATGATGACCGCGACGACCGGGCTCATCGTGGCGCGCCGGGTCGGAGTCGTACACAACCTGGTCAACCAGCAGCACACAGACCTGAAGAACTACCAGGCCGCCCTCATCCGAGCGCTGGAAGCCCAGGGTATCGAGGTACCGATCGACCAGAGCGCGCCCCCAACCACAAGCCGACCGGTAACCTGAGAACGAGGAGGACAGTCATGGGTTCAAAGTTCCGCACGATGCTGGCACCGATCGGCCTGAGCACCGGGGACGGCCGCCGCTTCCAGTCCGGCGCCATCAGCCTGGCCGAGGTTCCCTTCTCGTTCGAGTGGGTGCGCTCCCGCGAGGGTGGCCATGACGGCGCCGTAGCGGTTGGCGTGGTGCAGACCGCGACCGTCGCCACCGTCAAGGAAGCGGTCGCTGCCGGTCTCATCGATGCCGCCTCGGTCAAGGGCCTCAGCCCCACGATGGAAGCCGTCTGGGCCACCGGCGAGATGTTCGACGACGCCAGCCGGGAGGACATGCCGCGCCTGGCCGAGGACGTCAGCGAGGCCATGCACCTGATGAGCGCAGGCACGCTAGGTCCCAGCGTGGACCTGGACTCGTTTGAGGGCGTCCCGGTGATCGAGGGCACGGACGAGCCGATCACCTGGGAGGACATCGAGGCGCACATGGAAGCGCACGACGGGGAGGAGCCGAAGATCGAGCTCCTGGTGACTGCCGGGCGGGTGCGCGCCGCCACCCTCGTGACGATCCCCGCGTTCGCCGAGACCAGTCGCCCGCTGGAACTCATCACTGAGGACACCGAGGCAGCGGCTGAGACCACCGAGCTGGCCGCGCTCATCGCGAGTGCGGCGACGGTCAACACCCGGCCGTTCGCCGTCGACTTCGACATGCCCTCGCTGACCGGTCCGACCCCGATCACCTTCGACTGGGAAACCGGACGCGTGTACGGCCACATCGCGACCTGGCAAACCTGTCACGTCGGCTACTCCGACGTGTGCGTGACCGCGCCCAAGGACGAGTCCGACGGGTACGCCTGGTTCAACCGGTTCCCGGTGGAGACGCACGACGGTGACACCGTGTGGGCCGGTCGCATCACCGTCGGAGGGCGTCACGCCGGTCTTGATCTGGCCGCTGGCCCGGCCATGGCCGCCTACGACACCAAGACCGTAGCCGCCCACGTTCGCGCTTACGAGGACGCGCACGGCATCGTGGTGGCGGGCGTGATCGAGCTGGCCTGCGACGCGCCCGAGCGCGCGGCGCTGGACCGGCGCAAGGTGTCCGGAGACTGGCGCGAGACCCCGAACGGACTGAGCCTGGTCGAAGTGCTAGCCCTCTCCCCCGGACCGCGTGCGCACGCCGAGCCCGGATTCCCCATCCCCGGCACGTTCAGCCGGGCCGGGCGCCAGGTCGCTCTGACGGCAGCGCTCGGGCCGGTCGCTGAGATGTCCGCTACCGTGAAGACGGTGGACATCGAGGGCGCCGTGCGCCGGGCGCTGGCCGAGGACCGGGCAGCCCAGTCGGCACGCGGGCGGCTGATCACCGAGATCAAGATCGTGCAGGACGGAGAGCGAGCGGCCCTGGCCGCCGCGCTGGGAGACGGAGGGCAGTAGCCATCGGTTGTTCATGCAAGAACAAGCGGGTCAACTACAAGGTCAAGTTGCCGGGTGGGCTGACGGTGACCAAGACCAGCGAGGCCGCCGCGCTGGCGTTTGCTGCCAAGCATCCGGGCGCGACGGTCATCAAGCCAGCCGCTTGATTCAGGCGGAGGGGGTGGGTAGCGGCCCTCGGGCCGCCGTACCCTGGCCCTGGCCGGGGGAACGTGTCCGCGCGGGGTAGACCCGACGCAAGGCCGACCGGACCGGCGCCCACACGCGGAAGAAGGCCCCGGACCGATGGTCCGGGGCCTTCTCCGTCCCCTCAGGCGTAGTGCTCCACGAACAGCGGGAGCATGTCGTCCGGGTTGATCGGGGGGACTGCGTGCCACCGGCCCGCCGCGTCCACCACGATGCCCCGGGGGTGGACTGCCATGCAGTCACCCCCGCAACCGCCCTCCACCGGGCACTGGTCCGGGGTGTTGCTGGATCGGTTGGCGTGGAAGTCAGCGGACCATGCGCTCTGGTGTGCGTTCCCGTTGTTCATGAGCCAACCTTACCGTCTTGACTGCGAAGTGTCAACAGTCTCACCAGCGGGACGCACGGTACGTACAGGCACCCGGCCGCCGCGCCGCCGCACGTGCCCATGTCGTGGGCGTCGCGCATCCGGTCGGCCCAGGCCTGGAGCGCTTGGTTGTCCTGGTCCGCCTGGGCCGCGCTCTCCTTGCGATGGGCGCTCCGCTGGTCCAGGTAGACCCGCTCCAGGCGCGCGTACGCCCAGTCTGGGAGCCTCACCGGTCAGTCCTCCAGGGGTCGGATCATCGCGGACAAGAACACAGCCACGTGCTCGGCCCGACAGTCCACCGGCACCGGCTCGACCTTGCGGACCTCGCGCTGAAGCCACCGGCACCCGGCGCCCCAGACGTACCGCTCCTCCAGGCCACTGCCCACCACCGGGGTCCACTCGAACGGCACGTGGCGCCACGCGGGGAGAAGGTCGTCAGGGACGAAGGCGGGCGACTGAGGCCGCTTCACATCCCCTACGCCGAGAAAAGAGATGGTGATGCCGTACCACCCCCCTTGAGCCGTACCTCTCTCGGTGATCCGCAGGGCGCTGGAGCCGTTCGTGATGGTCGATCCGACCTGGACCTGTAGAGCGGTCACGGCCGCCACCCCCTATTGGTCTCGTTACCTGTGTAACTCCCTGGGTTGGCCAGGTGCACGGTCCGGGCGCTCACAGATCTGCGCTCGGCAGGTGCACCCAGACCCAGCCGTCGGCCGGAACCTTCGCCGTCTCGGTCGGTGCCTGATCGCCGACCAGCTCCAGGCGCCAGATGCGCCAGTCAGCGGGTACGGCCTCGTCTTCCACGATCACGTGTTCGCTCACCTTGCCCAGCCAGCGCGACGGACGCGGCCCATCGGCGCCGACCGGGGAGCTCACGAGCATGTCCCCGATCTCCACCAGTGCCGCCTTGACCCGTGCGGGACGGACCTCCAGAATTCGCATTTCCTCTCCCCTGATAGGTGCGGGGGGACCTACTCGGTAGGTCCCCCCGCCTGGTGTTACTTGTCGATGCACACCGGGCCGATGCCCGCCTTCCGGTACTCACTGGTGAGCACGCGCCCACAGCGACCGCACTCACCCAGTTCCCGGCCGTACCGGACCATCGCGCCCTTGGGGTCGGCGGCGATCAGGGCCAGCACGGCGCGCAAGCGGCCCATGTTGCGGACCCCGTGCCACTCGTCAGAAGCCTGGATGTCCAGGAAGACCATCCCGGCCTTGCGGCCGTTCTTGACCTTAAAGAACTTCAGGACCCCGTCCTCCTCCACCGCGTAGCGGCCGTCCGCCACCTGAACGACGGTGGTCGGCGCCGGAGCGGAGGCGCGCAACTCGCGGGACTTCTTGATCAGGTTGCCGATCCAGCGGAAGGTGTTCTCCCGGGTCCAGGCACCCTCGCGGTCCATGGCCGCCGTGTAGGTGCCAGCCTGGGAGCCCAGTTCGGCATCCAGGGCGTGGACCTCCAGGATCAGCTTGCTGATCAGGGCGACCTGAGCGGCACTCGGCTGGTAGGCCGGAGCCTGCACCGGGACCTCATCGAGAAGGTCGGCTTCCGGCGCGACGTCGGCCGGGAGGCCAGCGGATCCGGCGTGGAAGGCCATCAGGAAGCGCGCGGTATGGGGGTTCCTCTTGTAGTTCCGCTCGCGGGTCTGGGTGCTCATCGCCGGTGGTGGTCCTTCCGCTCGGTGTTGCTTATGAGGACAACCTTACAGTGATGACGGGGAGGTGTCAACTCTTCTGGGCCTGGCACTTCACAGCGGCGACGGTCCGGCCCTGGACCTCTCGGCCGTCCGTGAACGAGTAGCGGGTCTCGCGCTCGTTGCCCGCCACGATGCGCGAGACCACGAACATGGTCTTGGTCAGCCTCTTCACGAACATGTGCCTATGGATCGGAACAGCCTCGCCGCGCCCGACCACGCACACCGTGCTTCCAGGGACCAGCTCTCGGAGCGATTTGGCAGTCATAGGCGAAACCTTACAGTGATGACGGGGAAGTGTCAACACACGATCCGGCGGACATTCCGGCCGAGGTGGCCACCCGGCTGCTAGGCTGGCGGTTGACATCCTGGTGTCAGCGCCTCGGACCGGCCAGACGTCGATCAGCCACACGGCTACCACGTGAGGATCCGACATGTTCCCGTTCCAAATTCCGGCTGACCTGACCGCGCTCAGCGCGGAAGAGTTCGCTGCATTCCTGGCCCAGGTACGGGCGTTCGCCCAGACCGTGGTGTCCGACGAGACCAGCTCCGCCGAGCTCCTCACCGCGACCCGCGACCTCTTCGGCTCCGTGAACACCGAGGACACCCGCCGGGTCGAGTCGGCCGCTGCCGCTGTCGCCGCACGCGCCGAGCTTTCCGCCGGTCTCGTGCCTGCCCCGGTCGCCGCCCCCGAGCCCGCCCCGGTCGTCGTGCCGGAGCCTGCCCCGGTCGCCACCCCGGAACCCACCCCGGCCGTGGTCGCTACCCGGTCCACCATCGACCCGGCGCCGGTCACCGCCGATGCGCCGGTCTATGCGTCCATGACCGCATCCAGCGACGCTCCCGGCGCGGGCAACGTCATTGCCTCGTTCGCGGACGCGGGCGCTCTGATCGAGCGCAGGTTGGCCAGCTACTCCACCGCCACCCGCAAGGGCGAGGTCCGGGACCTCGGCCATGGCCGGTTCGCCATCGGCGGCCGATCGATGGTCCGGCACAACAACGTCCAGTTCAACCGCGAGTTCCCCGAGGAGCTGCGGATCACCGACACCAAGGACGCGCTCAAGGTCATCGACTACGCGATGAGCGAGGACCGTCTCGTCGGTGGTTCCCTGACCGCAGCGATGACGGCCCAGGTCCAGGCCGGTAAGTCCCTCACGGCAGCGGTCGGCTGGTGCGCGCCGTCCGAGACGATCTACGACCTGTGCTCGCTGGAGACCCTGGATGGCATCCTGGACATCCCGGAGATCCAGGCCACCCGGGGAGGTTTCTTCATCCCCGAGAACGGCGGCCCCAACTTCGGCTCCATCTTCGACTCGATCGGCGACGACGGTGACGTCATCCTGACGGAGTACGACGTGGAGAACGGCGTCGAGAAGGTCTGTGTCGAGATCCCCTGCCCGCCGTTCGTCGAGGTCCGGCTGGACGTCGCGTATATCTGCATCACCGGCGCGCTGCTCCAGCGCCGGGGCTACCCGGAGGCGGTCACCCGGTTCAGCCAGGGCGCCATGGTCGCCCTGGCGCACAAGGTGAACGAGTCGGTCATCGCGCGCATCGTCGCCGGTTCCGGCGCGGCCGTCGTCATCTCCGCCGACGCTTCCGGCGACGATGCGGCCAGCGCGCTGCTCTCGGCCGTGGAGCTCGCGATCGAGGACATGAAGTACCGCAACCGCATGGGCCGCACGGCGACGATCGAGATCGTCCTCCCCGCCTGGGTGATCGCCCCGATCCGTGCGGCGCTCGCCCGCCGGGCCGGAGTCGCCGCGATCAACGTCACGGACGGCGAGATCCTCGCCGCGTTCACGACCCGGCACGCGGTTCCGCGCTTCGTCTACGACTGGCAGGACGCGGCCTCCGGCCTGTCCGGAGGCCCCGGTGCTCAGACTCCCATCACGGCGTTCCCGACGTCGGTCAAGTTCCTGGCCTACCCGGCCGGGACCTGGGTCAAGCCGGTCCGTGACGTGGTCCAGCTTGACACCGTCTACGACAACGCGCTGCTCACCCAGAACCAGTTCACGGCGCTGTTCGCCGAGGACGGCTTCAACGTCATGAAGATGTGCGCGGACTCGCGCCTCTACCAGGTGCCGGTGGACGTCTCCGGCGTCGTCGGCTGCTGCCCGTAACCCACCCCCTCGGAGGGCCGGTGCTTCCGGGCACCGGCCCTACCTGGAACAAACCACCTGAGGAGGTGAGCACGTGGCACTGATTCCTGGACTGACCGTCCCCGCACCGGAACCTCTCCGGCGCCGGTACGGCCTGTTTGACGCGGCCTCCGGGCCGCTCGACCTCCCCCAGCACGGGGAAGGTGGTGGCGTCCGCTACGTCCCCGTGACGTGTGGCGGCGCCTACCCGCTCGGCGTGAACTGCTACGACCCGGGAGAGGCGCCGGTCAAGCCGCTCGACCCGGGAAACGACGAGGTCGACACCGGCGTGTTCGTCGCTTTGGCCACGCTGGACTGCGGAGCGGTCGGCTACACCCGGCCGGAGCTTGAGGCCCAGGTGCGTCGTCGCCTGGAGTCCGGCGAACAGGCCACGGTGGAAGCCGCGTTCTGGACCGGCCTGGACTTCGAGGGCAACGCGCTCGGCATCCTCAACCTGAACGGGGAGGCTGCCGACATCCCCACCGGCTACGACCCGGGCTTGATCACTGACGTGATCGGCGCCCTGGAGCGCTACGCCTACACGGTGCACGGGTACGGCTACACGGCCTACATCCATGCGCCGGTCGAGGTCGCGGCGTTCGCGTTCGAGGCTGGCTTGGTGCTGATGGACGGCAACCGCAAGGTCACCCCGATGGGGAGCGTCTGGGCGTTCGGCGCCTACCCGGCCGGGTCGGTCATCGTCACCGGCCAGACCACCGTGTGGCGTGCGCCCGAGGTGCAGGTCTACAGCTCTTTCGAGAACGCGACGAATGAGGTTCTCATGGTGGCCGAGCGTGCTTACTCGGTCGCGTTCGATTGCTTCGCTGGTCGCGCTGAGTTCGATCCCCTGGAGGTCACTTCACCATGACGAACCTCGTCTGTGCCCGCCCGCTTCAGGGGGAAACGCTCCGCGTGACCCGCCTGGACGAGTGTGGCAACCCCGAGTTCGGCGATTGCGCGTATGCCGTCAGCGACGGCTACGTTCAGGCCGTGCTCACGCCCAACACCGAGGACGGCGAGCGTTTCCTTCAGCGCAACGCCAACGGACGGGCGATCATCAACCAGCGCTCGGCGCCGAGCCTGAACTGGTACGACGTGTCGATCCAGTTCCAGGAGGTGGACCCGGAGCTCTTCACGATCATCACGGGTCTCCAGCCGTACATGGACGACCAGGACCGCGTCATCGGATTCCCGGTGACCGAGTCGGACTTCGCTACGGCGAACTTCGCGCTGGAGGTCTGGATGGGCAACGCCGAGGAGGAGTGCCTCCCCGGTGACCCGCTCCCGTTCTTCGGTTACAACCTGCTCCCGTGGGTGGTCGAGGGTGCGCTGTCCGAGGACATCACCATCACCAACGACCTGATCACCTTCACGGTGGTCGGCCGGACGCGCAAGGGCACCCCGTGGGGCGTCGGCCCGTATGACGTTGTGGTCGACGTGGCGGAGGCACCGTCTCCGCTGTTCACGGCGATCCCGACCGACACGCATCACCTGCCGATCTGGACCCAGCTTGCGCCTCCTGCGGCGCACTGTGGTTGCTTGTCGCTCTCCAGCTAGGGGTTCGAGACCGGTTGATAGATGATCTGTTCGTCTATCAACCGGTCTGACTGTAAAGTGTCAAGAAGGGGTCCGGCCATGCCGCTCAACACCGCAGGAATCAACGCGATCTTGGACGACGGCAACGAGGCCGTCATCTGGGTGGGGGTCGGCAGTGGTGCAACCGCCGGGGACCAGACCTCGGCCCAGCGGCGCCAGCTCGCCAGCACGGTGGCAGCGGGCGTGATTACGGCGACCGGCGTCCCGTACTCCTACACCGGCACCCCGGCCGCCGGTGCCACGCACGCCCTGTTCTTCAGTGCTTCCACGGCCGGGACGTTCTACGGCTTCGACGCGCTCACCGGTGACCAGGCGTTCAACGCCAGCGGCGCATACGACATCACGGCGCTGACCATCACCGGCTCCAGCACCTGATCGGGGGCCGACAATGGCCTCTCTGTTCACCAGCCAGACCCCTGCTACGCCGGACGCTGCCGACGGGTCCGACTCGTATTCGATGGGCACGTACATCACCCCGGCCGTGGACGGAACTTTCACAGCCATCCGGTGGTACTTCCCCACCGGTGCTCAGCCAGGCGGGGAGGCCGTCAAGGCGAACCTGTTCCTGAACTCCGATCAGTCCAAGATCGGCGGAGCAGATGCGTCTTTCGCCAGTCCCGGAACGCCGGGTTCGTGGAACGAGGTCGCCCTCACTTCCCCGGCGCACGTGCTCGCCGGAACGATGGTCTGCGCCACCATCCGGACCCCCAACCGGTACGTCGCGACTGGATCTTTCTCGTGGCCGCTGACGAACGGCGACCTGTCGACGCCATCCAACGCCGGGCGCTTCACGAGTGGCGCATCGGGCAATGTTGACTTCCCGGCGTCAAGCTTCAACGACGGGTGTTATTTCGTTGATGTCGTGTTCGTCCCCGATGGGGCCGGACCGGCAGAAGGCTCGGTAGATCTGGGTCTCGGCCTCGCGGTATCGGCCACCGGTCAGGCTCTCACCCAGGGTGTGGCGGCGCTCGGCCTGGATCTCGCGGTATCGGCCACCGGTCAGGCACGCTCCCAGGGTGTGTCGGCCCTGGCCCTGAACCTCGCGGTATCGGCCACCGGGGAACGGGCTTCCCAGGGTGTGGCGGCGCTTGGCCTGAACCTCGCGGTGTCGGCCACCGGGGAACGGGTCTCTCAGGGCGCCGCCGCGCTCGGCCTGAACCTCGCGGTGTCGGCCTCCGGGGAGCACGCCTCGCACGGCGCCGCTGCTCTGGGCCTGAACCTCGCGGTGTCGGCCTCCGGTTCCAACGGTGACGCGGGATGTCCGGTCTCTCCGTGGCCCTGGACACCTGGGGTGGCCAGCGGCTACCTCTGGACCCCACGGGCTGTAAAGTCGTTCCCTGGAGGGGATTGCTGATGACGATTCCGTGTTCATGGGATGTGGTGGTTCCGACCGAGGTCTGTTCCGGCTGGAACGACTACCCCCAGACGACCAAGGACATGGCCCTATGGCTGTCATCTACCTACCTGTGGGCCGCGACCGGACGCCAGTACGGGCCATGCCCGGTTACCGTCCGGCCGAGTCAGGCGAACCGGGCAGAGATCCTCTACCAGACCTTCCCCGTGGCGCCCGGACTGTCCGGCCTGGGCGTTCCTGGCGGTCTGTTCCTCTTCAGTGGACGATGGTTCAACTCCGGGTGTTCGTCAGCGTGTTGCGGAGACTCGGCGTGCGCGGTAGTGCTGCGCGGGCCGGTAACGGCAGTAGAAGAGGTGGTGGTCGGCGAGGACGTGATCCCGGCCAGCGCGTACCGGGTGGACGTCACCGGCGGGACCTACCTGCTGGTGCGCATCGACGGCCAATGCTGGCCGGTCTGCCAGAACTTCTCCACCGAACCCGGGGAGGAGGGGTCCTTCGAGGTCACCTACGACTTGGGCCGGACGCTGCCGGAGGCGCTGGCGATCGCTACGGCGATGCTCGCGTGCGAGTATGCCAAGAGCTTGAACGGCGGAGCGTGCAAGCTCCCGGCCAAAATGACCCGGCTGTCCCGGCAGGGCGTGGAGGTCGAGGTGTCCTCTCCCGACCCGATCGACGGCCGGACCGGGATCCGCGAGGTGGACGACGTGATCGCCGCCCTGAATCCGAGCAGGCGACAGGCGCCCCCACTATTGCTCTCGCCCGACATCCCCGGGGCCTGTGACCGGATGACCGTCGTTCCGGCGGGGAGCTGACATGGTTGTTCACGACCCATCGGTGATGCCTCTCGCGCGCGATCTCCTGGCCTGCTTCGCCCAGGAGCTGGACAAGGTCGAGAATCCTCCGGCGTACGTGCAGTTCCGCGCGGGCACCGTGGTTGACCATTTGCTGTCAACTACCCAGGACGAGTGCTGCGAGGGACTCGGATGGGTGCGCCCGGCTGGGTTCCTCCCCAGCTCCTCGGTCTTCCCCCAGCAGGACGAGGCACCGTTGCCCAAGGGCACGAACGCCTGGGCCATCACACTGGAGCTGGGTGTGATCCGCTGTATGCCGACGCCGGACGAGACGGAGATCCCGACCGGCGAGCAGTGGGACGCGGTCACCCAGGTGATCATGGACGATGCGGCAGCCATGCGGCGCGCCATCTGTTGTTTCATCGCTGCGGTCCCGAGCCGAGTCCGGCGCACGCTCCCGCGTGAGTGGCAACCTATCTCGATTCAGGGCGGCTGTGTCGGCGGAGTCATGTCCGTGGTCATCCAGGGTCCGGCATGCGATTGCAACGAGGCAGGTCCGGAGTCATCCTGACAAGCAGGTAGCCCCGGGGGGTTTAAGCGCACCCGGGGCCACCGCTAAGTCTTTTACCTTACAGCCGTTCCTTCTTGATCAGCAGTGCAACGGGGAAGCTGATTGAAGCTGGATGGAGCTCACCCGGTTCTGCCAGTCCGACCCGGCCGCGTTCGCTGCCTGGCCGTTGACCACCGTGCGGAACCACTGACCCGCGTCGCAGTTCACGGCGTCGTAGATGTTGACGTCCCAGTACTGCCCGAGCCGGTTGTAGAACGAGCTGCCCTGGTTGGTCAGGCCGGACGGCAGGCGGATGCCGTTGTACAGGGGGTGTGTCGGGCTGCCGGTGTCGGTGAAGTTGGACCGACTGTACTCGTACCGGGAGCCGGTGAAGTTGTCGCCGGTCCAGATGCAGAACCGGAGATCTGGACAGTCGCTCGCGGCGGCAGTCGCCGGGACGGCCGTGAGGTCCAGTGCCAGGGCGATACTGGCCAGCAGAACGGACAGCTTCTTGATCATGCTTCTCCCAGGTATATCGGCAGGAAAGCACGGCCGACCATTTCCATGGTCGGTCATGGAAATGGTCGGCCGCGTCCGGAAGGGCCACCTTCCTGGCTCGCCACCGGGATTAGCGTCCCGGCCCGAGTTGCGATCAAGGGAGGAATCGAACCTCCAGCCCCTCGCGAGTCCGCCCCGACCAAGGGGCGGAGAGTCGCTCGGCTGACCCAGCAGTGCGTGATCTGTTGCCCGGCCCTACGTGCTGGTTAGGCACTCACGCCGTATTTCGTGCCCTTCTCCGACCTCGAATCGGCTGCCGTCCCCGGTCTCAACGGATTCCAGCTCGTGACGGCCTGGTGATGAGTCCTGCTCGGGCGAAGGGCTTGATGGGTTGGGTACTCACGCCGTATTTCGTAGTGAACCTTACCGCCATGCCGGGGAGGTGTCAAGCGGTATTGTCGGGGCCATGGCTGACCTGCACATCGACCGGGCCAAGCTCCAGGAGGTAGGGATCCGGCGTGCCCGGAGCCTGGTTGGCCGGGTCACCCGCAAGACCTTCAACCGGTCCCAGGTGCTCGTGCCCGTGGACACCGGTCTCCTGCGTGCCTCCGGCCAGATGGACGTCAGCGTACGCGGCGCCCTCGTGGTCGGCACCGTGCTCTACACGGCCGAGTATGCAGCGGCCGTGCATAACGGGCGCCGCGCGCTGACCATCCGGGCGAAGCGGCCCGGTGGAAAGCTGGAGTTCACCGTGGACGGCCGGACGGTTTATGCACGCGAGGTGCACCAGCCCGCACGCGTGGGGCGCCCATACCTCGCTACTGCTCTGCGCGAGGTGGCCGGGGCCACTCCGGGCTTCCGGGTGACCATCGGCTGAGATGCCCTGTCAGTCTGGGTTACAGTGGCCCCATGAGTGATGAGACGACCGTGGTTGCCGAGGACCGGCCCGAGCGTGAGATCGAATTCATGGGCCGCAAGATCTGGGTGAAGTTCCCCAGGCCCGAACAGATCCTGGTATGGAAGCGGATCCTCGTCCAGCTTCAGAGCGCCAACGACGGCTGGAACGGGGAGCAGGTTCTTGCCGCGCTGGAGCGCACCCGCCGGATCATCGACTCCGTGATGGCCAACCAGGTGGACAAGGACTGGCTGGACGATCAGATGCTGGACGGGACGGTCACCCTCGCGGACACGGCACCGTTCGTCACTCTCGCCGTTCAGGCGTTCGCCGATGATGACAACCGCGAGTCCCGGCGCGCGGCAACCAAGAAGGCTCCGGCCAAGAAGGCTTCCCGCAAGCACGCATGAACTCTCGGGGCAAGCGCACCCAGCGCCGCGCGGAAGAACGTCGCGAGGCCAAACAGGCGCGCCGTAAACTCCTCAAACTCCAGCTCAGCTACCGACCCAAGAAAAGGAAGAGGCAATGATGTCCGTCGGCCGAGAACCCGACCCGTCCACCATCCTGGGCACCCGCGAGCACGCGGACGCCGCAACCCAGGGCCGCCATCCGGGCGTGCGCGACGCGCTCCAATGGCTTTGCTTCTCGCACCTCCCCGAGGTGCTCCAGCGGTTCTCCCGGCCGTTCTATCAGAGCGCCATCGAGATCATCCGGACTGTTCTGGTGGACTCTCCCGAACTAACCACGGCGCTGAACAAGCTGATCGAGGCCAAGGACAGCGCGATGCGCGCGGGTATCAAGTCGGACACCGGCCGCGCCGGGCCGGTGCCGCGCCCGGCCACTGTGGTGGACCCGCCGTTGCTCAGCACCTCGGAGGAGCCGTACGGGATCGTCGGCCGTCCGATCAAGGATCGGCCCCAGGCGTGAGCAACCTTTCTCGTGAGGGCGACCGCTGGGTTCCCTCGGACGGCATCAACACCGACCAGATCACCGACGGTCACCACACGTTCGGGGAGTTGTATGACCACCGCCGTGCGCTGACCGCCGTGCTGGCCGGAGCCGCTGCCAGCAACTACGACTCGTGGCGGAGCAAAGAGCACCACCCGGACGACTCGCCGATGTTCGAGGGCGGCTACTTCGTCGTGGGGATCGAGCTGCCCACGGGCACGATCACGTACCACTACAAGCTCTCGCACTGGGACGACTTCGCGGCCGTACCCGAGCGCAAGCATGCTCCGAAGTGGGACGGCGCCACCCCGGCGGACACGGTCACTCGGCTGATGGATCTGGCCCGGAACCTGGCGGACTGACGTGGACGTTGACCCGCTCGCCTCAATGAGGTGCTGGGCCATCGAGATCGAGTTGGGGGGTCGGACGTTCGACGTTCCGGCCCTCCCCGCTGTCGACTGGTGGCCGGTGCTCGTAACGGCTGACCTCCACGCCGTTCTTGACTTCATCGTGTCAAGTCCAGACGACCCGAACAGTCTGGACGAGATGCTCCTGTCCGGGGGCATCGACCCGGAAGAGCTGACCACGGCCCTGGTGGACGCCCTCGAGGAGGCCACCGGGAGAACCATGCACTCCGCATGCGTCCTGGCCTCCGTCGCCACCACTCACTGGACAGTGGTAGGAGGGGAACTGGCCAAGCTTGGATTCCGGTGGGACATCCAGCCGATCGGCGCCGCTCTGGATGCCGTCTTCTCGGTTGTCATCAGCGGGATCGAGAAGAAGGAAGACCGGGACAAATTTCTCCGGTTACTGGACACCGATCCGATGATCAAGGGGAGGAGGGGCCGCAACCGGGAGAAGGCCGTGGCGGAGTTCGAGACTCTGGCCGGGCCGAAACCTACTGCCGTCCTGCCAGCCACCGGCGCGCCGTCCGGTAATGCACACCCCAGAACTCCGAGACTGCCCCGGCCGCCCCGCCAGGCCGCCCGGTAGCACGTGCCCACGCGCCTACCCGGCTCACTCGCTGGAAGTGGTCCGGCGGCCAGCTACGGGAGCCGGACGGGCGAGGTCTCGCCAGCATCCTGTACTGGGCCTCTCCCTCCCCCCGGAGCGCGCTCGCGGCTACGCTGGCGAGTTGTCGTACCGGGATCTGGGCCAGCACGGTGGAGGTGATGGCCGACTGATCGTCACGCGCCCAGACGTAGATCCCGAGAACTGCCGGGCGGTCAGCCTCTTCGGAGAGCTCAACGCGGACCGTCCAGGGCCAGGCCGGGTCTACCAGCTCCACCTCGCTGCCGAGGTTGGACAGTTGCGCTCGGGATACATCCATGCCGGACAGCCTAGCCCAATTGCCCTCTAACCCCCGGATCACAGGGCGCGTAGGGTAGGCACGTGACAGACGTCGGTTCCGCCAAAGTCGAGATAACCGGCGACGTCAAGAACTTCGCCAAAAAGGTTGAAGCTGAGCTAAATGCGGAGCTTGCCAAGATCCATGTAGACCCGGTAGAAGTCCCGGTCGACAAGGACAAGGTACGTAAGGCCGGGGAAGAGGCGGGCAAAGAGGGCGGATCCGCTGCGGGTAAGGCCTTCTCTACCGGCATGGACAAGAACACCAGCACCAAGAAGACCGAGGACCGGGTAAAGCGCTCATTCCTGAGCATGGGCCTGGACGCGGTCAAGGCGTTTGGCAAGAGTCTGACCAGCGGGTTCTCTGCTCTTCCTGGCCTGTTACTGCCTGCCCTGGTCGTGGCCGGTCTCGGCATCGTCGCCGGTCTGGCTGCCGTCATCGGACCGGCCCTGGGCGCGGCCATCGCTGGCGGCGTGCTGCTGGCGTTCGGCGCCGGACTGATCGGCCTGGGCGCGGTCCTTCTCAAGAAAGAACCGGAGCTCCAGTCAGCGGCCAAATCCCTGGTTGACACGACCAAGAAGGTATTTCAGGACGCAGCCCAGCCCATCCTGAAACCACTAGTTGATGCTCTCGGCATCTTCCAGAATCTGGTCATCGGTATCGGTCCCCAGGTCAAGAACGCGTTCAAGGATCTTGCTCCCGCTATCGTCCCTTTCGCCCAGGGTCTTGCTGGACTGGTCCAAAACGCTCTGCCTGGATTCAACGCGCTGATCGCCGCTGCCACCCCCTTCCTTAAGGGGATCGCATCCGTTCTTCCTGGCCTGGGTAAAGACTTCTCCAGCTTCTTGACGTCTATCGCCGGTGCTAGTCCCGGTGCCACGGTGTTCTTCCAGGACTTCATCAAGGGCCTGGGCAACCTGATATCAGGTCTGGGCCGCGGTATTGACTGGCTGTCCAGGGCTTATATCTCGGTGAGGACGTTTCTCACCAGCTTCGATTCCTGGGGGGAGGCATTCAGTTCTGCTATCGACTTCATTCAGAGGTTGATAGCGGAGGGGTTGCAATTCCTGGCCGCCAACCTCCCGGGCATCGTTCAGAAGATCCTCGCGTTCCGGTCCCAGGTCACGGACGCAATGATCAAGATCGTAGAGGGGATCGCCGACGCGCTCCCGACGATCATCCCCGAAGTGATCCAGGGTGTAATCGGACTGGTCACCTCTCTGGTCAACTCGCTGGCTAAGTCTGCCCCCAAGATCGTCGAAGCGGCCGGTGCGCTGATCAACGGCCTGGCGGACGGGATCGTCAAGGCTCTCCCGACGCTGCTCCCTGCTGTCGTCCAGATCGCTGTCACCCTGGTAACCGGTCTCATCGGCCTGATCCCCATCCTGATTTCTGCCGGGCTCCGGCTGGTCCAAGGTCTGATCGAAGGGATCCTCGGCGCGCTTCCGTCTCTGGCTACCGCCCTGATCACGGCGATCCCACAGATTCTCTCCGCGCTGATCTCGGCCCTGCCTCAGCTCCTCCTCCTGGGCACCAACCTGATGTTGGCGATCGTCCAGGGGATCGGGAATGCGCTGCCCGGTCTTGTCTCGGCCATCCAGAACGACGTCATCCCCGCGTTGCTGAACACCCTCCAGACCCAGGGGCCGCAACTGCTGGCCCAGGGCGTCAAGGCGATCGAGCAGTTCACCCAGGGCCTGATCACGAATATCGGGACGATCGTCGATGTCGTCACTAACCAGATTATTCCGGCCATCACCGAACTGTTCCAGAACAACCCTCAGTTCTTCCAGGCCGCTCTTGACATCTTCACGTCACTAGTTCAGGCCTGGTCGCAGAACATCGGTGTCCTGGTAAATTTCTTCACCGGCACTCTGATCCCCCAGATCGTTGCCTTGTTCCAGAACAACCCGCAATTCATCACGGCCGCTGTCGGACTGATCACTACCCTGATCAATGTCCTGGCGCAGAACCTTCCAGCCTTGATCCAGTTCATCGCGGGAACCCTCATCCCTGCCCTAGTGAGTGCGTTCATCGCCGCCGCACCACAACTAACCGTGGCCGCTGTCGCGCTGATCGCAGCGTTCAATGCCGGGATGATCCGCTCCCTGCCTGCGATTCTCGGCGGAATCCTGCGGATCAACGGCGCGATACTGAACGCCCTGCTGTCCATCGCTGGATCGATGATCGTTGCCGGAGCGCGGCTCATCACCGGGTTCGCCAGTTCGATGGCGTCGACCGGCATGACGGTGGCCCGTAACGCCATCGCATCGGTCAAGGGCGCCATCATCAGCGCGACGTCCAGCGCGGCATCCTGGCTTGTCTCGGCCGGTTCCTCAGTGGTCTCCGGTCTGGCGTCCGGCATCCGGTCAGGGGTAGGACGCGCCCTCTCGGCGGTCGGATCGGTCCGGAGCGCGGTCACCGGCGTGTTCTCCGGCGCCGGTTCCTGGCTGGTCAACGCCGGGCGCCGGATCATCGACGGCCTAATCTCCGGCATCCAGTCCGGGATCGCCCGGGTCCGGAGCATCCTCAGCTCCTTGACCGCGTCGCTGCCCAGTTGGAAGGGTCCGGAGCAGGTAGACAAGAAGATCCTCAGGGACTCCGGCAAGATGGTCATGCAGGGGTTCGAGTCCGGTCTTGCCGATCAGTTCTCGTCGGTCAAGAAGACACTCAGCGGCTTGACCGCCGACCTCCCCAGTTTCACCCTGAACGGCAGCGCTGCCGCTCAGGGTGGGGATGGTGCCAGCGTGGACAACCCGGTTGGCCGGACTGTCACGGTGACCATCGCGCCAGGTGCGATCGTGATCCAGGGCCAGGGCAAGGACGCGGGGGAAGCGGCTGCGTCTGCCGTCCTGGAGAAGCTCTCGCAAGCCGTGCTCGTTCGATGATGGGGAGGCGAGTCCGATCGGATCGATAACCATTCTGCGACCCAGCTCGCTCTCCTCCGGGGCGGGCTGGAGCGCGGTTCCCAGCGGGACCCTGTATGGGGTGACCTCGGACGACAACGACAGCACATATGCGCTGTGGTCCGGATCCGGGACGACGCTGATCCTCGGGACCCCGGTCGACTCACCGCCCGCCGGTGAGCGCCGCCACCAGGTGCGCTTGCGCGCACGGGGGGAGGACGGAGATGCCTGGTGGGCCGTGCGACTCAGTTCCGGCGCGCTGGTGGCTGCTGCCGCTGCCTCGTTCACCACCTCCCCGAGCACCATCACCGGGTCATGGGGGTTCGGCGCGCCGCCGGACGGCGCGACGGTGCTATACGCCTACGTGACCGGGCAGTCTTCCGGTGTCAAGATCGAAGAGTTGTACCTGGACATGGACTCCCGGGAGGCGCCCAGCTTCACGCCTCAGATCCTGGACGGTTCCGGCACAGCGACGACCACGATCAGCGACACGACTCAGCCGACGGTCCGGGCCAACGCGATCGATCTGGACGGGCTCAACGCGCGGCAGTACCGCTATTGGGTGACGCTGTCCGGCGCGATCGTCTGGGACACCGGCATCGTCTCCGGCCCCTCGGTCAACCGGATGACGTCGCCGCTGGACAACGGGTCTTATGTCCTGCACGCGCAGATCTGGACCACTCTGGGACAGAACACAGCTTATGCCAGCGACGTGGAAACCCTCTCGTTCTCGGTGTCTGTCGGCTCGGTCCCGTCTCCGGAGAACCCGACCGTCGTCCCGCTGGACGGCACGCCGTTCTACACGCTGACCGCGTGCGCACCCTACGTCGGTGACTTTGACGGGGATGTCGGTTATATCGAACTCCAGCGGGTTGACTGCCCGATCGGTGGGTCGATGGTGATGACCGGGGCTCCGGACGGGTATGCCTCCACTCCGGCCCCACGCGCACCCGGCTCCAGCACCACGCTCTACGACTTCGAGTCGACCACCCAAGGATGGGCTGGCGAAGGTGCCGAGGTGGTCACGAGAGTTACCACTCCGACCCATGACGGCCTGGGCGCGCTGAAGGTCACTGACACCATGACCGCCGGTGCTGATGAACTCCGGTTCAACGATGCGCACGGTACGTTGCGGGATCTGACCGCGTCAGGTGTCGGTCTGGCTGCCTGGGTGCTGGTTCCCAGCGGCACCACTGGGACGGACTGGATAGCGCACCTGGAGCTCCAGGATTCGTCCTTCGTCTACCAGAGCGGGCCGACCACGGCCCTGACCCCAGGCACCTGGGCACACGTCACCTTCACCCCGAGTCCGGCACTGATGGCCAACTGCCGCGCCATCGCGGTATCGGTCAGTGCCAACAACGTGAGCGGCACAGGAACCGTCTACGTGGATACCGTGGCCGTATTCCAGACGCCTCTCCCCCTGTTCACTCCAGACCTCCAGGTGACGGTCTACGCCCAGCGTGATGACGCATGGTTCCCGGCGTCCGATGAGACCCTGGCCGCCTACTACGACACCGGGTCGAACCAGCGCTCATGGCGCCTGATGGTCACGATAACCGGCCTGCTCTCGCTGGTCTGGTCCAGCGACGGCACCAGCACCACAACGGCCACTTCCACCGACCGGCCGGACATCGACCCGTTCGGCGCCGAACGGTTGCGGGTGATCCTGGATGCTGATGACGGCGCTGGGGGATGGACAGTCACGTTCCAGAGCCAGCACGAGATCGACGGCGACTGGTTCCAGGTCGGCGATGTGGTGACCAACTCCGGCGCAGGCACGACGTCTCTGTTCAACTCGTCGGCCCCGTTGACGGTGGGCGCCTACCTCACCGCCGGAGCGGTCACGGCTCCGTTCACCGGCCGGTTCTACGACGTCGAGATCCGCAACGGTACGACTGGCGCCATCATCGCCAGTCCTGACTTCAGTGGGCGCCTGGACGGAACCAGTTCGTTCGTGGACGACCAGGTCAACCTCTGGACCGTGCACAGCCCGGCGGTCATCTCATCCCCCACGAGCACGACGACTGTCGCCATGCTCGGCCCTCTCGTGACTGGCCAGTGCGCCGACTTCGTCGACTTCACACTTCCGCGCTCCGGGGTCGGCATCACCTGTGACCACGTGCCGGAATCGTGCTGTTCCTACTACCGGGCGCGGACGGTCGGCCGGGTATCCGGTGACCTCAGGATCTCGGACTGGTCCGACTCGTTCGACCCGGGTCTTCCCGCTGGCCTGATCATCATGTGGCCGTCCACTGCTGCTTCCGTCCCGAGCGGGTGGAACCGGGTCACTGCCCTTGATGGCAAGTACGCCAAGGGCATTGCCACCAGCTCCACCGAACCGGGCAACACCGGGGGAGCGGCGACGCACCTGCACACCATCGGCACGCACGCCCACGACGAGAGCCACTCCCACACCGTCACCGGAGTAACCGGCGGAGGCGCCGGATCGCTCAACTCCACGGACGGTGCGGTCGGTACGACAGCCATCCTGAGCACCCACACACACACCCGTTCGGCGGTCAACTCAGCGACCGTGGCCAGTGCCGCCGGTACCCCCACCATCGGCACGGACGCCAACGACCCGGCCCGGCTGGAAGTCGTCTACATCGAGTCGGACGGGACGCCTCTGGGTATCCCCGTCAACGCCCTGGCACTGGCTCCTGACACTTCAATGTCAGGATGGAGTGATTACTCGGACGCGACCGGCCGGTTCCTGAAGGGCGCGGCGGCGGCCGGGAACGGCGGCGCGACAGTGGCAAGCGCGCTGGACAGCCACACCCACAGCGTTGCGGCCCACACCCACGCCGGGACCAGCCACTCTCACACGAGCCCGTCCACCGGCGCCACATCCTCCAACAAGAGTCTCTTCGCCGGTCCTTCGGCCGCCCTCTGGACCACATCGCACACACACACCATCACCATTAACTCGTCGACCAGCGCATCCCTGGCGTCCGGCGGATCGAGCACGTCCGACGCTTCCAGCCTGGGCGTGACCGACCCCCCATACCGCAACCTGAGGGCGCGGCAGAACACGTCCGGCGGAGTGGACCTCCCGGTGGGCATCATCTGCGCGTGGCGCGGTTCGCTCGGATCCATCCCTGACTTCTGGGGGCTGTGTGACGGGACCGGGGGAACTCCGGACATGACGGCCGTCTACCCCCGGGGAGCGACCTCCAGCATCGGTACCACCGGTGGGTCCCTCAACCCGCACACGCATGCCAGCTCTTCCACCCACAACCACACGACGTCAGGGCACTCGCACAACGAGTTCATCAATGCGGCAGCGGCGGCGACCACCAACGTCAGCACGACCAACGTCGTGACCGTCTCCACCGGAACACACACCCACTCCGCAGGAGACACCGACAGCTCAACCCCCACCGTCGGCCAGTCCAGTCCCGGCACCCTGGCCAGCACGACTTCCGAGCCTCCGTATGAGGAGGTCGCTTTCGTCCAGCTTCTCCAGGATCCGGTGCCTCCGGCGGCGCCGCCGCTGTTCTGCCTGGACTGGGATGCCGAGGAACACCTGATCCGGACCACCAGCCCGGACGGGCCGCTCTGGGCACCGGTGGCCGGTAAGTTCGAGTGGGGTGTGGACCGGCCTTTCACCAGCGCCAACGGGCTGATGGGTTCGCGGTTAGTGACCTCTGCTCCCCCTGGTGGCCGGAACCTCTCCATGACGGCGGCCGTGGAATCAGAGGACGACCTGGCCCAGCTCCACGCGGTTCTGGCCCGGCCTCTGGTGCTGATCAGCCCGAGCGACGCAGACGAGGTCTGGGCCGCGCCGGTGGCCGAGTCGGTTCGTGTCGTCAAGATCGGCCGAATCCGCCAGGTGACCGCGACGTTCATCGGGACCGGGCCGCAGCCCGCCCCGCAACTGGCCGACGTGGGATGATGCAGCCATGACGGTAAAGAGGTGCAGCCTTGTCAGTCGTTGACGTTCTCCGGCCGCTGTCGGTCCGCAAGGCCGGTGCTGGTGTCGCCATCCCCTCCGGCACCCTGGCCACCGTCACGGCGGACAACTCGGACTCGACCTATGTGCAATTCGCAGCAGCGAGCAGCGGGAACAACTGGAATCTCCGGGTGGGCTCGCACACTCCGGCGACCCATTACCAGCGGCACCGGGTGCGCGGCCGGATCAGGATCCGGACTGACGTCGGTACCTGCACCGAGGACATCGACATGGGCCGGGGCACTGCCGACTGGATCGGCTACGACACGGTTCCGGTGACGGATTCCTTCACCGATCAGACGGGGAGCTGGTACCAGGACACTGGGTATGGGCTGGACACGGTCGGCGCCCTGAGCGACCTGAACATCGGCGGAGGATGGTTCGCGGACTCTATCGGGGGGTCCGCCGAGAACCGCACGGCTGAGTGTTACGTGGACGTCGACTGTCGCCTCTGGCCCGACTTCTCCCCGGAGATCCAGGACAACGCCGGGGTGGACCAGTCCGGTGGAACGGTCACCGACACCAACCAGCCCGACCTGTTCTTCGGCGCGGTCGACTACGACGGTCTTCCGGCGCTGGACTGGAATGTTGTGGTCGAGAACGCCAGCTTGGTTGTGGTGGCCGGTGCTACCGGGTCCGGCGTTCCACCTACCACCGTGCCGATCACTACCGGCCTGGACGATGGCGCGTACACGGCGAAGTTCTACGTGCGCAGCACCATCCGGGGAGCTGACCCGTTCGAGCACCTGGCCACGTTGACCTTCTCGATCGTGAACACGGTTCCCCCGCCGTCTCCGCCCATCCTCACCGTTGAGCAGGAGTTCGGCGGATACCGGGTCACCTGGGCCGACCCGGGCGGTCAGCCCTGGGAGAACGGCTTCGTCGTCGCCGAGGTCTACCGGGACGACTGCACCGGATCGTCCCGTATCGCCGTGGTGGACGACGGGATCAACGGGTCGTATCTGGACCTGGCCATCCCCCAGCTCGACCCCCAGTCGAGTCAGGTCGGCGGGATCTGCACGGTGCACACCGGCGCGTGCGACATCACCTACCGGGTCCGCTATCAGGGCTACGTCAACACGTCGATCGAGCTGCCGGACACCATCCCCGCTCAGATGATCCTCGGGTGGCCGAGCACGGCGGCCAGCATCCCATCGGGCTGGAGCCGGGTCACGTCGCTGGATGCGATATATCCGCGTGGGGCAACGACCACCGGGGCACCTACAACCATAGGGGGAGCGGCAAGCCACAGCCACACGGCCCCCGGGCACGCGCACCAGGTGGCCGCCCACAGCCACTCCCTGGGCGGCAGCACCGGCACGTCCAACAGTTCGACCACCAGTGCGCGCTTCAACGGCGCCAGCCAGCCACAGGCTGACCAGCCGCACAGCCACAGCCGTCCGGGCTCCACCGGGACCAAGACGGCCCAGAACACGTCCAGTACCTCCCCGGGCACGAGCACGGTCAGCAACATCCCGTCGACCCGGGATGTGGTCTGGATCAGCTCTGACGGTGCTCAGGCCAACTACGCCGTGGGCGTTCTCGGATGGGCCACGGAGAGCGTGTCCGGATGGGACCCGGACGCATCGAGTTCCGGCCGGTTCCTGAAGGGTGCGGCAGCGGCCGGTAACGGTGGTGCCAGCACCGGCGCGGCGACGCACACCCACTCGGTGAGCAACCACGCGCACAACGGGTTCAGCCATGACCACACCATCGGGTCCACCGGGCTGAGCAATCCCAGCTCCAGCCAGGAGGCAGGGGACGGATCGTCCCCTCCGCGCTGGCTGCCCCGGCACACACACCCGATGGACGTAGTCGCGGCGAGCACCGGCAACACCGGAAACACCGGTGGGGGAACAACCGGCTCGGCCACCCTGGAGCCGCCGAACCGGCGGTTGCGGGTGCTGCGCAACACCGGCGGTGGAACCCAGACCAGGGTCATAGGCCTGTATACGGGCACGGTGGCCGCCCTGGACCCCTTGCTGACGTTGTGCGACGGCAGCAACGGAACCCCGGACATGCGCACGTACTTCGCGCGCGATGCCGGATCTGACTCGGTGAACTCCACTGGGGGAGCGTCAGCCCACACCCACACGACGCCCGGCCACAGCCACGACATCGGCAACCACTCCCACGACACCAACGTCAACGCGAGCACCAGCACGTCATACGAGGCGCCCTCGTTCGGGGACCTGGGCAACTCTCCGACCACCGGGCACACCCACTCCAGCGGGAGCACGTCCA